TTAAGACACTACAGCGAAGGTAATATTACCCCTGGCGCTGGAACTAACGCCACCATGTACTACCTTGGCAAAGAGTGGACGGATGCAGATCGAGCCGCCGTAAGAAACATAGTCAAAGCAAATGGCGATACTCACATAGACCTGTACACAAGGTCAGAGCCTCGTAGGGGTGGTCATGTGGTAGAGGGCCATGACTTTACAGAGAGGCTAAGAGAATTAAACGATGCTGGGCTGAAGCCAGTATTGTGGCTCACCCCTGAATCTAAACACGGAGAGCATGGGGGTACAGTAGCAGAACAGAAAGCCTATATGGGCAGGATGGTTGCCAGATACGATGGGTTGGTAGCAGGTTATGTAGTCTGTTTGGAGTGTGATGATTACTGGTCACCTTCTCAGGTCAGCACCTTAATCAAACACATCAAGTCTAAGTCTGACAAACCAGTCGCTGTACACCTGACTCCTGGGGTAGGAGGGGGGCGGTTCAAAGACCCCAATTATTACAGGGACGCAGATTACATCTATCTACAAGTTGGCGGTCATACGAAAACTGGTTACAAAACAGCAGACATTCAACGAGGCATTAGAGATTTAAAAGAGGCATTGAAACTAGGTAAGCCTGTAGTTGTATCGGAGTATTCGATGTATTCTACTAGCGCAGAGGCGAAACGGTTTGGCGATGTGATGTGCGCTAACGGCGCGGTGGGAACAGGAAACGGACGAAACGTAACTTACTGCGGGCAGAGAATAGAGGAGGAGGAAATAGAGGAGGAAAGAGATTACACCCCGATCATTGTAGGGCTTACTATGGTCACCCTCTTTGCCCTTTATGACACTGTTCTAACACTGCAAGCAACTGATGATTCCTATAAGATAGGCATACACGGCTCAAAGGTTGGTATGACCTACACTGATGGCAGGGCGTTAATAACTTACAGGTTTGAATTTTGAAACTAACTAAAACGAGGATGCGGTAATGGGGCGAACAGCAAGGAGACGGGCGAAACAATACCCTACATTTGCAGGACCGAAGGGTAAGGCTTTACCGGCACACGAAGATAATGATAAGAAACCTATAAGTCAAGTAATGTCTACGAAGCCGCCTGCAGTGAGTGATGATGAGGTTGAGGAGTTTAAGAAGAAAAATCCAGATAAGTTTACGGTTCTTAAACCAAGTAAGAAAGGCATGCCTAAAAAGAATAAGGAATACTGGGAGTTGCGTGGGGCTACCGATGCTAGCCCTTAATGTGGTATAATATATAGGAGAGAATTATGTTAGACCTTGATTGGAGAGAAGATGGGACAGATAAGGGGTTGGATTTACACTGGTGCGGAGAAAGTTATATACTTGAGTTAGAAGGTAATGAGGTTATATTGCATTTAGATTGGGATGAAGTTGATGCTTTAATATCTTTAGCCCTTGCATATAGAGAACTTAAAAGCACTAAGGCTAGATTAGGACTTCCACTTTTAGGGGAAGGTGGCGGAGATGGTGGTGGTAACGAAGAAGAAGTTGTTAGCTATGGAGGAACTAAATGAAAACATTTGAGGACTTTGGTATTAAACTAGGCAGAGCAACGTCTGGCCAAACCCATACCCAATGTCCTAGTTGTTCTTCTCAGAGAAAAAAGAAGAAAGCTGCATGCCTGTCTGTTAATATAGACGAGGGGATTTGGTTGTGTCATCATTGCGGATGGGCTGGCACCCTGGCTAATGGTAAGGATAATGTTGGGCCATCAGCGCTTCACTGGCGTAAGCCTAAGTATGTTAAGCCTGATCCATTGCCCACAACTAACTTGAAACCCACTATAGTTAAGTGGTTTAAGGACAGGGGTATAAGTAAAACTACATTAGTTGAAACTGATGTAAGCGAGAAGAAAGTGTACATGCCACAGTTAGAAGATTTTACTATGACTATTGCTTTTCCTTACTATAAGAATGGGGAGTTAATTAATGTTAAGTATCGGGATCATAAGAAAAACTTTCGACTAGAGGCTGGTGCACAGCGATGCTTCTATGGTATAGATGATATAGAAGGTGAGAATATTAATGTTGTTATAGTAGAGGGGGAGATAGATAAGTTATCTTTATGGGAGGCTGGTATTAGAACCTGTCTTAGTGTGCCAGACGGTGCCCCTCCTGTTAACAGCACAGACTACTCATCTAAATTTGATTACTTGAATGACCCTTGGCTACACTCAGAAAAATTTAAGAGTGTAGATAAATTTATTATAGCCGTTGATAATGACGAGCCTGGAAATAAACTGGAGGAAGAACTATCAAGGAGATTGGGTAAGGACAGATGCCACAAAGTTGTGTGGCCTGAAGGATGTAAGGACTCTAATGATGTTTTAGTAAAGTATGGAAAAACAGTTTTGTCTGAGTGTATTGAACACGCCAAACCTTACCCCATAGCGGGTACTTATAATGCTGACAACCTCACAGAATCAATAGATAGGTTATATGATGGTGGTGTAGAGCGAGGCGTGAGTACAGGATGGACAACGATTGATCCATATTATTTAGTTAGGCCGGGGGCTTTCACTGTTGTTACTGGTATTCCTAGTAGTGGTAAATCAAACTGGATGGATGCGGTAATGGTAAACATAGCTAAAAAACATGGCTGGAACTTTGCTATATTCTCACCAGAGAACCAGCCATTAGAAGATCACATGGCTCGAGTGCTAGAAAAATATATAGGGCAACCATTCACTGATGGGCCAACACCACGAATGAGTAAGGAAGATTTAGCTAGGGGAAAGAGCTGGCTTACTAAACATTTTACTTGGATACTTCCTAGTGATGATAAAGAGTGGTCTATTAATGTAATTTTAGAGGCAGCGAAGAGGCTCGTCTTAACTAAGGGTATACGTGGTTTAATTATTGATCCTTGGAATGAGTTGGAACACACAAGAGAAGGAAATCAAACAGAAACAGAGTATATTTCTATAGCATTAAAGAGAATAAGACAGTTCGGTAGAAGGTATGGTATACACATATGGGTTGTTGCTCACCCCGCTAAGTTATATAGGGACAAGAATGGAAAGTATCCCATCCCTACTCTGTATGATATTAGTGGGTCGGCAAGATGGAGAGATAAATCGGATAATGGGATAGTAATCTGGCGTGATCTTCAGAAGGAAGAAGGGTGTTCTATCGAGGTTCACGTAGAGAAGATTAGGTTTAGACAAGATGGTAAGCGTGGGATAGGCGAGCTAACATACAACTGGAGAATGGGAACTTATCACCTGCCACTTGATGCTACAAAGGAAATACCTCCTCAATTTTTCAATGGATAAGACATGGAAAAAATTTGAGCGGTGGGTTGGTGCTTTTTTAAGAGAGCTGGGGGACCAGGCGCTTAGAGTTCCAGTAACAGGGAGAACAAGAGGAGATTCGCCAGACGTAACAAGTGATTATCTTTCTATTGAATGTAAGTATAGAAAGCAAATACCTCTATGGATTAAGGATGCAATGGCTCAGGCTGTCGCTTCATCAAGAGAAGGGAAGACTGCAGTTGTGTTCTTAAAGGAAAAGGGTTCTTCATTTGAAGATACATTAATAATATTTAGAGCAAAGGATTTTATGGATAAACTTAAAGATGAATAGACAAATGTTTAATTTAGTTAGAGCTATAAAGGCAGAGGAACCTCCTTGTACTAAGTGCAACTGGTTCAAAAGGTGCTCCCTTAATAGGGTAGCATGTGTAATGTTTAAAAACTATGTTGAGTTAGGAGAATCTATAGGAGATAACAAACCAACAACAGAAACATACAAGGAGTTATTTAAAGATGTCTGGTTTAGAATCTCTGAAATCTCTTACACCTAAATCTCCTAGCATTTGGGGGCCTGCTAATAGAGTTCCTTGGACTGTCGTGTGTATGATATTATCTACAGTTAGCAACGAGGCCTCAAGATATGGAAGGCTAAAGTATGCTATGGAGTATTGGCAAAGGCCACATATTTTTAGGAGCCTTTTAAGGGCAGCATCAAAGGTTGAATGGAATAAAGTTATACGTAATAAAGACATGTATAACATAATTTCTTTAGCCCTAGAAGAATCTTTAAGCCCTGCTATATGCCCTAAATGCAATGGAAGAAAGCAAGTGATAGTTCAGAGTAGTATATATAAATGTGATGTTTGTTTAGGTGTAGGTACTAGATCAATTAGTGACAGCGTAAGAGCAAGATATATATTTAAAGATATAGATAGTACTCGTGCATATAGACATAGGTATATTAAATATATTAGGCATAATTATTTTAATACTCTTATAGCTACTACACAAGAATGGGAGATAGAATTACATAGAGCCTTTAAGAGAATAAGATGAAATCAAAAAAATATTTGAAGTGGGTTGCAGACCAGCCATGTATTTATTGCGGCAAGGATTCTCAAGCCCATCATCTTAGGATACTAGCCCTGGGCTCTGGTATGAGTAAAAAAGTTCCTGACTATTTTACTCTACCAGTATGCTACGAACATCATGCAGAATGCCATAACGGTACAATAGATAAGGAGACGCAAATGAGATGGTGCCTACAAACTATAGATAGAGCGTTCAAGTGTGGTATAATAGAAGGTAAGTTTTAATGGGTATCGTAACCAAGAATAAAAAATTTAAGATAGATAATCTAGAATCTAAAAGTGATTGCTGTAGATATATAGATTCTTTAGACTTGACAAGCGGTAAGGTAGAGGTTATAGTTAGACCTTACAGCAACAAGAATCAAAGGTCAATAGATCAGAACAATAGATACTGGCATATGATAAGGCAATCATCTAATGAATCTGGATACACTGTTAATGAGCTACATACCATAATGACTATGGAAGTTTTAGGTATGCAGGAAGTTACTAGCCTTAAAGGAGAGACGCGAGAAGTACCAATACAAACATCTAGTTTAACTGTATCACAATTCGGAGAGTATATGGACCAGGTTGAATCAGTTTTAATAAATGCTGGTATATACTACCCTCAACCGGAGACGTAATATGTCTGACTATAAAATGAACTACCTTCCAGATGAAGGTGATGAACAGCAACAAAGGGATAACGAAGAAAGAGAACAGTACGAACAAGAGTATGAACAATGGTTGGATAACCTAGAGAAGAAGTCTAAACTTCAAAGAGAGGAACAAGATGACTCAAACCATAAAGGAAATTGAGCGCCAGCTTAAGAGACCTTTCCCTGTTGTTAAAATTAAATGGAGAAAGGGTGGTGGCAATAAAGAACTAGCTTATATAGATGCAAGAGATGTGATGGATAGGCTAGACGCTACCTTTGGTATAGCTGGTTGGCAAACTAGCTATGATTTTATAGGAGACAGAATGATATGTTGTCTAGTCTGTAAGATAGGAGAAGAGTGGGTTGCTAAATCAGATGGAGCTGATGATACTAAAATAGAATCGGCAAAAGGTGGAATAAGTGACTCATTAAAAAGAGCAGCAGTTTTGTGGGGAATCGGGAGATATCTCTATCATCCAAGAGCATTTGATAAAGATAAGAACCCTGCTTCCTGGGCTACACCAGAAGGATTCGATGCTCTGATGGCAAGTAAAGCATCAGTAACTAAACTGCATACAACGGAGAAGATAGATGGCAGCAAAGAAGACAGTAAAAACAAACCATTCTAAAAAGGAGCCGACTGAATATGATATACTGGTACTAGAGTTAATAAACAACTCCTTGTCAGTAACACGGTCAGTACTAGAAGTTGGTTCAGCTATGGCAGATGATTGCCATGATGTTGATTATACAATACATAAGATATGTAATTTAAAAGGATATAAACGAGAAGATTATTGGGAGGATTTTAAATAATGCATTGGTATGATAAGGAGGGAACACCTCAACACTTTGTACCCAGCAAGAACGGAAAGCTCAGGGCTTCTACACTGCGCGATGCAAGGAAACATGGGTGGATGCCATCAGTTACATCTGTGCTAGATATAATGGCTAAGCCAGGGCTGGATCAATGGAAAATTAACAAGGCCATTAGTGCGGCTCTATCATTAGATAGGTATGAAGCGGAAACAGATGAAGAATACAGAAAAAGAATCTTAGAACATTCTAGAAAAGAATCTAAGGAAGCCTCTGAGAGAGGGACTAGAATCCATAGCATGTTAGAGAAATCTTTTAAGCAAGAAGAAAAACCTGAAGGAGAAAATGAAGCTATCTTTAACTCTGTTAAGTCACTGTTAGATATAAACTGTGGTGAACAAGAGTGGGTGTCAGAGGTAACATTCTCTGAGCCGCATTTAGGCTATGGAGGAATGGTAGATTTAATCTCAGATGAGTGGGCTATAGATTTTAAAACAAAAGAGTTTGGAGCTGACCATAAACAGTTATCTTATGAGTCTATGGCTTACCAACTAATTGCCTATGCAGTAACAGGATTAGATAAGAGTTACAGAGATACCGGAGAAGCAAGCGTTAGGAGAATGGCTAATATATTTATTAGCTCTACGAACCCAGGACTATCGGTGTTCCACGAATGGAAGAAGGAAGACTTTGAAAGATACTGGGAAATTTTTAGTTCATCATTAACATTATGGAAAAATGTTAAACAATACTGGCCGGAGAAACACAATGAAGGGAATTAATAAAGCTATTATATTAGGGTATGTTTGGAAGGAACCCACAATACGTGCTACTAAAAATGGTAGCAAGATAGCGCAAGTAGACATGGTAACAGAGTCAGGTTACGGGGAGTATAAAAAATCTGATTGGCATAAAGTAATCTTCTATGGCAAACAAGCCGATGTGGTGGATTCTTATGTAACTAAAGGTACTAATTTATATGTCGAAGGATCAATTGATTACAGAAAATATACAGGCAAAGATGGTATTGAAAAATATACTACAGATATAAAAGGTTTTATATTACAGATGATCAATAGTCCTGACGCTTACAAGGAGGTGGAAACTCCCCCCGAATATAAGAAAGAAGTTTCTACAGGTATGAAAGAAGCTATGTCTGATATATCTAATCAGGTAGTAGCTGATGACATACCATTCTAAAGGCGAACTATTTGATGAGGTAATGTATAAACTCGCAAGAGAAATATACAAAACAAGACTGGAGGGCTCAGAAGAAAGTACCAAATCTTGGGAGGAAACATTTCTAAAGCACTCCGGCGTAACAATAGATGAGTACATAAAGTACGCTCAAGAAAATAACCTTAAAGAGAAATACATAAATGCTGAAAGAACATGATAGGTATACAGATAAAGATGACAGTGTTATAATAGAGATAACAGAAGATAATTTTTCTTTGCCTAAAAGAGCTACTAGAATGGCAGTAGGGTATGATCTCTTTGCTACATCAGATAACACCATAAGGCCATTAGATAGAAAACTAATAGGTACTGGAATCAAACTACATATGCCAGAAGGAATTGAAGGACAGATAAGGTCGAGGAGTGGGCTAGCACATAAGTATGGAGTGTTTGTTTTAAATTCACCAGGAACAATAGACCCAGATTATAGAGGAGAGATAAAGGTATTACTATGCAACATGGGTCACATGCCTTTCGACATATCAGAAGGAGATAGAATAGCTCAACTTGTATTTAGCAAATACGAAACGCCATCATTTAACCACACATCAATCTCTCATTATGAAAGAGGTGAAAAGGGATTTGGTAGCACAGGTATCAGCAAGGAAGATATTAATGAATGAATTTAATACAGAGCTAGGAACAACAACATTTAGAAATAAGTATGCATCTAATCCTTTTGAGACATGGAGGGATAGAGCGCATACTATTGTAGACGATGTCTGCGGAACACGCAACGGCAAAGACATGCCGGTTATGTCCAAACAAGATAGAGATTATCTAATAAAGATTATAACAGAATTAAAATTTCTTCCAGGAGGACGTTATATATATTACGCAGGGAGAGATGCGAGCTTCTGGAATAACTGTTATCTTCTTAGACTAGAGGAGGATTCAAGAGAAGAATGGTCAGCAGTAACACAAAGAGCCATGTCATGCTTGATGACAGGAGGCGGTATTGGTATAGATGTAAGTATTGCTCGCCCGAGTGGGCGTCCACTACGAAGGACAGGTGGCGTAGCTTCAGGTCCGCTTCCGCTCCTAAATGTTATAAACGAAGTGGGCCGCAATGTTATGCAAGGAGGGTCGAGGCGGTCAGCTATGTACGGTTCCTTAAACTGGCAACATGAAGATGCTCAAGATTTCCTAAAGATTAAAAACTGGCACTATTCTAAAGTACCTGGGACAGGACTATCATTAGCAGAGGTCAAGCGTAATAATTTTAATTACCCAGCCCCTCTTGATATGATGAACATCTCTTTAAATTACGACGATGAATTCCTTAAAGAAGTAAGTAATGATAGAATGCCTGACATATTTATGGAAAACTGTAAGCAGGCAATGATGACGGGAGAGCCAGGGTTTAGCTTTAACTTTGGAGACAAGCAAGATGAAACCCTGCGTAACGCCTGCACAGAAATAACATCGAGCGATGATTCTGATGTGTGTAATTTAGGAAGTATCAATATGGGTCGAATAGAAAACATAAAGGAATTTAAGGATGTTGTTAACGTGGCTTCTAAATTTCTAGTATGCGGGACTATAAGGGCACACCTACCTTATACAAAGGTAGAAGAAGTTAGGCAAAAGAATAGACGCCTGGGTCTAGGCTTAATGGGAATGCATGAATGGTTACTTAAGTCTGGATATAAATATGAGATGAATGATGAGCTAAAGAAATGGCTTAAGATATACAGAGATGAATCCGAGAAGGCTGCTAACGAGCACTGTGATAGGTTCTTCTTAAGCAGGCCCAAAGGATATAGGGCTATAGCCCCGACAGGTAGCATCAGCATCCTCGCTGGCACCACCTCTGGAGTGGAACCAATCTATGCTGTGGCTTATAAAAGAAGATACTTACAGGAAGGAACCAAATGGAAGCATCAGTTTGTAGTAGATGGGGCTGCCCAGAATCTTATAGACCAGGGAATTAAACATACGAATATAGAATCAGCTATAGATTTAGCAGCTGACCCGGAAAGAAGGATAAAGTTTCAATATGAATTACAGAAGTATGTGGACCACGCTATTAGTTCTACCCTTAATCTCCCTACTTATGGCACCGAACTAAACAACGAAGGAACGTTGGAAAAATTCTCGAAGATAGTATCTAAATATGCGCATGGTCTTAGGGGCCTCACACTCTACCCCGAAGGTAGTAGAGGAGGGCAACCAATAACAGCCTGTGATTATGAAGAAGCTCACTCAAAGAGGGGGGTTATCTATGAAGATAACAGCGATGAACAATGTATGACAGGGATTTGCGGAATATGACACAAAAACAAGAGTGGTGGAAATGGCACAAGTTAAACCCTAATGTATATGAATTGTTTAAAAAGTTTACATTTGAGGCTATCGACAAAGGACACACTAGATTCTCACATTGGCTTGTAATGAATAGGATTAGATGGGAAACATCTATTGATACAGTAGGAGATGAATTCAAAATACGCAATGATTTCATAGCTTACTATGCAAGATTATTTATGCACGAATTTCCAGAACATAATGAAATTTTTGCAATCAAGAAAATGAAAGAAGATACTACACCATGAAAAAGAAAGAGCCAAAAGACTTACTGATAATACCTGACTGTCATGCTGCGCCTGAGTATGATAACAAAAGATTCTCAGCGCTTGGCAACTTTATAATAGAACAACAACCAGAAATAATAGTTTGCTTAGGAGACTTTGGGGATATGCCTAGCCTATCCTCTTATGATAGAGGCACCAAAGGATTTGAAGGCAGGCGATATAAGAAAGACATACTATCGGTTATAGACGCACAAGAAAAACTCTTTGCGCCTATAAAGAAATTCAATGATGTTAAAAGAGAAAGAAAGGAGAAACAATATAAACCAAAACTACACATGTGTCTTGGTAATCATGAAGATAGGATAGAGAGAGCTGTCAACTCGGCACCGGAATTGGAAGGAGCAATAGGATTAAGCGACTTACAATATGAAAAGTTTGGATGGAAGGTAACACCTTTTAAGAGTTGCCTATCCATAGAGAACATAATCTTCTCTCACTACTTTACATCTGGCGTAGCAGGCAGGCCAATAAGCTCAACCCATGTAGGGTTTCACTTAGTATCTAAACTGCACTGCTCAGCGGTGCAAGGACATTCGCACTTGTATAATCACGCAGAACAAACTAGACCAGACGGGCAGAAAATCTTCGGGTTATCTGCAGGGTGCTATTCACACCCACACTATTCTGAAAGTTGGTGTAGAGATACAGAGTATAACTGGTGGAGGGGAGTGGTTTCATTAAAGGGGTTAGATGGAGAAGGCTACTACGATGAGATTAGTTCTATAACCCAACGTAAACTAACCAGGAGTTATCTATGAGCGAACTAAAGAGATGTCCATTTTGTAATGGTGTTGCTAATGCAGGGTTATTCCTGGTCGGTTGCCCGAAATGCAAGATGACATTTCCATTTGACCCACAAAAGAAAGGAGCTATGAATGAAGCAATAGATAAGTGGAATAAGAGAAAGACGGATGATTAGAACAGCGCTAGAGTTAGTTATCTGGTATGCTTGTTATATTTTCATTTCTGGTTTTATTGCCTACTTGTTTTTGGGATGAGATACTTGTCGCCCCCGAAAGGGGGCGTATTTTTTTAACACACCCACGAGGAAATGCATGGGTAGCAAACCAATCACCACTCTCATCTTTCGTACACGCAACCTTGATAGTATCCTTATCTTTATATATAAGATATCCATAAGTATAGAAAGTTGGAGAAATAACCTCCTCAAGTTTTTCCCACCCACACGTTGCAAATATATCACGCCACTCTACCTCTACTAGTAAAGGCTTCTTTACTTTCACTAGAATAACCTTTCAAATCTCTTGAGACTTTCAGCCCACTTCCTATGTTCTTGTATGATTTTAAACATATGTTCTCTGTACTCATTAGCAAGTCTTTCTCTCTTTTCTCTGCTCAAGCTTGGATCACTCAACATCCGCTCAGCCCGTTGCTGTATTTTTCTAATCTCTCTCTCCTTAAAATACAAAGCAGTTTCTACATCCTGTGGACCCAGCTTCTGACGACTGACGCCGAACCATGAAAGAGTAGCATCCTTCAAAGTGTACCTTGGCAGTCCATCCCTATCTACATTCCCATCAATAATATCAGCAGCCATCATGGTTTTAATTAATGGTCCGCCTCCTGTGATAATATCTCCCGCCTTATTGCGAGGCGTAAGCATTGGTGGAATCATATAACTAGCTACAAACATCATCATATCTTGATACCTTTGATGCACTGGATCAAACTCATTATATATAGGCTGTCTAGTAAAGGGGTCCTTATTAAGTTTAAGGGCAATAGGTATTTCAGCAGGCCCTGTAAACATCCCTATGCTCTTATAGATAGCATCACCAAATTCACCCTTCGCTACATTCTTAGCAAGAGCTACATGAGCACCCCAAGGTAAGAAGAAACTTACATCCCACGCCTGCCATCTGTTGTTCTCATCCTTATACGGAAAGACCATGGTGCTAAACTCTTTCTCCATATAGTCAGGTAAGAAATCCATCAAAGCGTCCCAATCACCCTCATCCAGGTCATCATTCTGAGACAAGAACATTTCCATTAGCAGGTAAGGTAACGCAGCATATTTAAGGGAAGCGAATGGATGGTTCTTTATATTTCTAGCCATCTGAGCCATCACCTTTGCATTAAAGGTAATAAACGGAGAGCCTAACGGTAGGGTCCTTAGCATCCTAATGCCCTGTGAAACATTACCATAGTCTAGAAGCGCTTCATTAGCTAGCTTAGCTGCCTCAACCTCTTTCTTGCCATGATTCTCCATGAGGTCTATCATCTTAGCAACCTTAAACAATACCTCTGTCTTCTGGTATGCCCTGCCTCCAACATCCCCATAGTCATTAAAGAATATCCTAGCTCTAGCCCACATACCCTCAAAGCTATCTCCTTTAGCCTTTACTGTAGCTAACTCCCTATCAATCTGACCCAGTTCTGTAGCTGCAAACGTAGTTGTTTCAAGACCATACTTTCTAGCAAGCTGCATGTATTTACCATTAGTAGATACGTCATGCATTGCTTTGCTTACCGCACCAGGAATCCTTAAGAAGTTTGTCCCAGATACATTCATTAGTATAGCATTAGATATCATATTCCTAACCTGAGTGGGAATATTCATTGGGACTTTAGTATACTTAAAAGTTGTCTGCGCTCTGCCACTCCACTTTAGTAGCCATCCCCATGTAGGATTACCTGTTATGCCAAGGCCATTTATATCATTCCATATATCCTTATGCACCCACAGCTCACGCATAGCGCCGTACCTAGGAGAGTCAGGAACCTTCCTGTAGTTATCCATGTTAAGCCCACGCATATCTACACTAACCTGATCAGCTGCTGCATTCATTTCTGAAGAAAGTTCTAGCATTTCAGCCGACCTTGCGGGGTCAACCCTCTTGCCAGCATTAGCTCTGGTAGATATATCCGACGCCAGATTCTTAAAATAAGCGGCTGTCCCTATCATATTTCTGAAGGTCATTATCTGACCAGGCAATACCCATTTGTTATTACCAGGATCACTGGCTATATAGCTAAGGTATTCTATGATAGCTAAGTCACTACCTGCCATAGTAAGATACCTGCCAGCCAAGAATGCTGGATCATCTATACGACCAGATATAACATCATTCAGAAATTTCTCATGATCTTTTCTATGTTTAGTATACGTAAGACTTGACGCTCTAAGACCACCAATACCTATCCTATCACGCCCACCCATTACGTGTTCCATATAAACACGGGGTAAATACTGGTTCTTCCATTCAGCATATTGAGCATCAGTAATAAGACCCGCAGCAACTAGCCTCTCACCCATGCTAGCTATCTCTTTCTTTGTCTCGATTACCTTTTCCTTTATACTGACAGATGGAGCTGTAGGGCCAGCCCTGGCCCCTCTTACTACAGTTCTATGTTCAGCAAACTTAACCTTTCTAGTTGGGAGTTTAGACGGGTCAGCATTCCTGGTAGTAAAGTATTTATATATGGCTTTCTTTTCTGTGGGTGTAGCCTCGTTAAGAACATCAAAAACTATCCTACCTGTGTTAGCCCATTCTCCTACCTTTCCCTTGGTAAGCATACGTTTAGCCTCTAAAAGAGTATACCCTTCTACAGCCATCAAAGGTTCAATCCTTCTCTGCATCCACTTAAGCGCTGAGTTTGCACGAGCAGTCCCAATCCTAGACTTAACAACCTCTCTAGCTGTCTCTCTTTCTAACCTTCTAGACTCAACTATAGCAGAGGAATTAGGTTGACTTATAACTTTCTTAGTAGAGAATATACCAGTACCAGAATCAAATGATAGATCATCAACAGATTTATATTGGTTATCATCCAGAAGAGTCCAGCTTTTACTACCAACATCTTCTGCATCATTGGTATATTCTATTGAATCGTAACCCTCTTCTTTTAAGAGCGCTCTTAATTCCCTAGAAAATTTTGCCTCTAAGCCAAACGCTCCAGCTATATCACTCTCATCAAGTAAAGACCTCCTAGTTCTAGCATTGCTTCTAGCAAGCTTAGATATCTTCTCCCATACAACCTCTTGTGACTCTGGGGAATTGTATGCTACACCCCCCCCTAGAACTCTATTAGCATGAGTAAACCAAGAAGTTGGGTCACTAAAGTTTCCTAGGTCTCCAGCTATAAAAGGATTCTGTACATTTATATATCCACGCCTTATATTAGCCCCCTTCTCAAACCATGTGTAACCAACCTCTTTCTGCATACCTAATGAATCAAATAAACCCTGAGCATCAGCTAAATTATCTGATGTTCTTAGTCGAAGCTTAGGGTCCCAACTAATAGCTATCTTGTCTAGGTCACGATTAGAAATCCTAGCCTCCCACCCAGGTTTCCACGCTTCCACCTCATCAGCTAACTCAGCCAAGGCTTCACTCTCTTGGATTGGCTTATCTCTAAAGTGTTTTGATGCAGATATATTAATAGCAGCAATAGAGGTTCCTACATGTAATCCAAGTTGGGTCTTCTCTATTAGAGGAGCGCTCCAATCGCTAGGAGTTCCATGATACACAGGTTCTTTCATTATAGAACCATCTAGAAACTCCTTCCTTTTCCTATCCCTAAGCCTAGACATATTCTTGGAATCGCCATGCCTTTCTAAGGCTAGTATACCAGAGTGCCAAGTAGAATAACCAATAAGATTTACAATATCATCAAGAGTTATATTTGAAGCATTCATATCAGTTCCAAATACCTTATTGAAAAATGTTCTAAATGCATCCTTTATCTTATCTAGTAATCCTTTTCTAGAAGGAGAGTCTAAGGCTGGTTGCTTGATCTCTACTACATGAGCAAGAACCTCTTCCCAGAACTCACGCCTACCGTGGAAATTAATATGCTTGGCTGCTGGGTCAAACGGCCTGCCAGAATCAGCTTTCTTATACCCATAGTTACGCATTACCCTAGCAACAGCTGTATTAACTATGTCGTCCCCATTCTGCCCTAACTTATAAAGCTCATCTAGAACTGAGTTCCATTCGCTACCGCTGAATACATCTCTACCAAAGTGTACCCCTACCTCATGGAATAACAACCCTCTTACATCTTTGGCAGTCATGTCAGAAGGGAGTTTATCTCGTATAAAACTGATAGTTCCGTTGCCTCTAGAGACAAAGGCCTGAGCAGTATCAGACGCGCCCATGTCCTTTGCCTTGTTTCTATCTATAAAGTTTATAAACCCTATCTCTTCTAGTCGTCTTGCTCCCTTATCCCCAAAGATACTTCTAACCTGAGACCTAACTAACTTCTCTGCCTGCCCAGGAGAATGGAATGTTGTTGTCTTGTTAAGACGCCTGCTCTCTACAACATCATCGTTCTCTTTCGTTTCAGTTAGCTCATTTTTTGTGTATGCATCCTCCATAGGAGAGACATACCACTCCATTATGGAAGCGGCAATATCTTCTTTCTTTCCTTTGGGGTTATAGTTAAAGTCGGGATTTAAAGCTTTAATATTAGCTGCTAGACTTTTAACTTCATCGACTGAATAGCCGTTTTGTGATGGTGGGGTGGTTAACTTACTGTGCAGGTCAGCTGGATTCTCATTAGCTAGAATAGAATCAACGCTTACCTTATCTATAGACTTCCCTTTTTTTCTATCGGCTCTCTCTCTTGCATACTGACGATCTAGAGCAGACTCTTCATCGGCTATCCCATAGCCAAACAGCCTGTCAAACTCTGCCTCAGATATCTCTCCTTCTTCTGCGACCTCTCTTCCTACTCTAGCTACATCAGCTTGATACATCTCATCTGTTTGTTGCTCAGCTGTCTGCTCTTCGTCTACTACTTCTGCCTCATCAAGGCTTGTTTCAACAGGTTCTATATCCTCCATTAACACAGGACCTTGATCAAACTTCCATGTGTATTGAAGTTCTGGGCTAACCTTTAGTATCCAGTCACCGTCTGGAGTTTGATCTAAACCTTCCCTACCAAACTCCGACTTAAATTCACCATTTTTATCCATAAGATAGTCAGCATCCTTGCCTCCATCTGTATAAACATCTATCATCTCTTCCATAAATTCTGTAGAGATGCTCTCTGGGTCTTCGGCTAGAGTCTCAAAAAATAAATCTATATTATCCCTGATCTCTACAGATACAGCTTTCCCAGGTGTAATTGTTCTTTCAGTCTTAAAGGTTGCACCAGCAACAGCTTGAAACTTGTCACCCATATTACCAAAAACAAAAACCTCAGCCTCTATTATATCTTCTGGGTCAACACCTTCTTCTCTAGAAAGACCTTGGGGTTCCTCTGTGCCCACATTCTCATCTACGCTCCAATCTTCTCCTCTCTTATGGGACACAATAGATATTTTACCTGTGTCGTGAGAGTCATACACCTCCCATTCCATCTTCTGCGCCCATTTAAGAGCCTCATCCCTATTATCAAAAGAGTATACTTCTCCCCCTCCCATTCTTGCGCCACTATTATCTAGCCAATTGGTTGCTGCACGAGCACCGCCAAACCTTTGTATGCCATCCTCTATAATAGATTCTACATCTTCAGTTCTAGTTATATGGTAAAGCGTATCATCTGGATTTTGATCTTCAACTACAGCGACCGCTACTTCTTCATCTACTTTTTTTTTAGTATCTAGGAAGTCTCTGATAGGACCAGTATCCTTTCCTTTATCATCTAGAAAATCTACCCATCTTTGCAGGCTCTCGTCAAAGTCAGCCTGGGTTGCACCTGGTATTACAGTAGATTTATAGTTCCTTCCTTCATTAGTGGCGAGGTCTTTTATCTTCTTACGCCACTTTACTATGTCATTCTGCTGTTCATCGGTAAGTCTTTTCCTAGCTGTCTCTCCACTTAGAAGTTTGTCTACCCTGCGTTGGTAGGACTGCTGCATTTTAAGTGCTTCTTGGTCATTGATAACGCCCATGCTAACTATCTTGGGGTCAAGGTCAGCGCGAGTAGAAATTTCATTAGCTAAAAATACTCGGAAGATTTCTGGGTTAGCATATATAGATGCGCTGATAGCCTGCGCTTCTTCTTTTGTCGAAGCCATGAATGGAGTAAACGTGTTGAACCTTGAAATGCTTACTTCGGACTTTCTAAAGCTAGTACTTTTCTGAGCATCCGGACTTGTAAGGTCGCGCTCCTCATAAGATACCGTAATAGAATTTCCATCAAGATCAGTGGCCTCTTCTATTACTTCTCTTTCTAGTTCGCTATCTATTTTTACATTAGGATTTTTAATCCCTTTCTTGTCATTAAGAGTTGGGAGAGGCATGGTAGCGAGCGCCTTCTTTGTAGGTGTTAGCACAACACGAGCCCTAGTAGGCATGGATTCCTTTCCTCTTTGCATGGCTGCTGCAGCTCTAGCCTCACCTCGTTCAACGCCCGCTTGCTCTTTTAATCTATCCTCCTGTATATCTATCAGCTGCTTTTCAACATCTTTATCAGTTACCCTGTTAGCAATATAACGCGCCCTCTTCTCTTTAGCAAACCGCTTATAAGGCTTGCCTCTAACCAGAACCACATAAGGCTTCTCTTTATCAGGAGCTGGATCGTAGTCTATCCTAACCGGAACACCAGCTGAGTTCTCGGTATCCTCAGCATACTTTTTCTTCTTCTTCTCTCGTTTAAATTCTACAGTAGCACCGCTAGTAGTCTTGCGTTTAGTTCCTGCAGGCTTCCTTCCTGGAATCTTTTTCTTTTCTTTCGTTGTTCCATGATTCTCTAATAAACTAATCTTAGCAGCCAATAAAGAATTATGAGGTAATGGATCGCTTCTCCCGTCATACGTGGTGTGGTACTCACCCACCCCGTCTATAGTTATTTTAGCGGAAGCACCTGCAATTTTTGCAGTCCACGATTTACCATCCCTACTCTGACTGAACCGCTTGAAGGTAGACTGGCCCTTTTTAACAGGCTTCTTTTTCTTGCGTGTGTCTGGTTCAGCAGCAACCCCAGCTTTAACGCCTTCTCCAACCTTTCCTTTAGGCTTGGCAGCCTGAGTTGCAGCCACTCTATCTGGTGCGGTCTCAGCGGCTTC